TTTTCTTGTGGATCAGCATCAGCAGTAGCTAGTAAATTAATCGTAGAAAAGTATGGGGATACATGCGATATAAGGATACTGAATAATCCTGTAGTGGAAGAGCATGAAGACAACCTAAGATTTCTTAAGGATGTACAGGATTGGCTAGGTCATCCTATAGAAAGTGTTGTTAATCCAGACTACCCTACAGCATCAGCAATGGATGTATGGCAAAAGAAACGCTACATGTCTGGCGTAGCAGGTGCACCATGTACACTAGAACTTAAGAAACGTGCTAGACAGCATTGGGAAAATAACAATCATGTGGATTGGCACGTGTTAGGATTTACTTCTGAGGAAGTTAAGAGACACGAAAGATTTACACTTACAGAAAGGAGTAATGTTATACCTATACTTATCGAAGAGAACTATTCTAAACAGGATTGTTATGATCACCTATTGCGTGATGGAATAGAACCACCTGTTATCTATAAGTTAGGATATCCTAATGCTAACTGTATAGGATGTGTTAAGGCAACGTCACCTACATACTGGAATCACGTTAGGTCTGTACATCCAGATGTGTTTGAACAGAGGGCAGTACAGTCTCGTGACATAGGTACTAGGTTAGTGAGACATAAAGGAAAGCGTATCTTTCTAGACGAGCTACCTAGTGATGCTATAGGTAGACCAATGAAGAACTTAGACTTTGAATGTGGCATCTTTTGTGAGGAGATAAAGTAAATGAGTACGTATAAATCATCTATATCTTACATGCGTAATAAAATTGGTCCGTTATCTGAGGCTAGTAATGAAACTTTATGTAGATATATATGTTATTTAGAGGTAGAGTTGGTAGCATTGGAAAAAGATTTTACTGATAAGGAGTCAGCACAATGAGTTTACATCCACAGATAGCAAGTCAGTTAGAGGACATAGTTGATGACCTCATGGCAGAGGGCTATACAGAAGAGGAAGCTATTGATATAGCATGGACTAGGTTTAATGGTTGGAGCGAGGTGAAAGCAAAATGATATACAACAAGGAAGCTAGGGAATATATAATGAATTATTTCGTTATGATGTACAAGTGTTGGAGATGTGGGGAAGAGTGGTGTATGGGACATGACTGTGCTTGTGATGACCGCTGTCCAGAATGTGACGCTACGAATGAATACGTAGCTGTAGAAGAGGTTAACTTTTTAGGAGTGAAAGCAAAATGACTAGCTGTAATAAGTTCATAGGCTGGCCTGACCAAATGCATACCAAGTATTCTGTGGTTGAGATACCATACGAAGCTACAAAAGACTGGATACTAAATATTCACTATGCCAAGCGTATGCCATCTATCAGCTATGCTTATGGTCTGTACCTTTACGATGAGATGGTAGGCATGGTGTCTTATGGTAGCCCTGCTTCACCTGCTTTATGTAAAGGTATCTGTGGTGAGGAACACCGGGCTGATGTCATTGAATTGAACAGGCTTGTTCTCAAGGACAACCTACCTAATGAAGCTAGTTTTTTGGTAGGTAAATCACTGAAGCTACTGCCACAACCTAAAGTGGTGGTGTCTTACGCCGACACTGCTCAAGATCATTTAGGTATTATCTATCAAGCTACCAATTTTCTGTTCACTGGTACAACTAAAGCCCGGACAGATATAGCAGGTAAGGATGGTAAGCATTCACGGCATCACTTAGGGGATAAGACTAAACGTATACCTCGTAGTGCCAAACACAGATATGTATATTTTATCGGTAACAAAAAGCAGAAGAAAGTATTACGTAATGCTTTACGGTATGAGATACATGACAACTACCCTAAATTTTGAAAGGATTATTATAATGACTATAGACCACATAGGTAACAGTTCACTGGCGTATGACTCAATCAGCAATGTACTGAGACATAAGGACAAGATCAGTCATGCACATAAAGTGGAGACAGGAGCACCTGTACCACTGGAAAAGAAAGACACTATACAACCATCAAAGGAGGGGCTAGGCAAGCACATCGATATTACTACTTGACACTATTAACAAACAATAATATATTAATCATATAATTAACATAGGAGATTATTAAAATGGCTACAACATCAACACTTATCGTAAGAGTAAACCGTATCACTAACGCTAGAAGCATAGTGGAAGCAGACAACAAAGCTACTGCATCAGGTGGTGATACACGAGGTAGGTTGTATCAGGTGTACAAAGGTAGAAGTATTCCTTTCATCCATAAGGACATGGTGCAAGGTGTACGTGATGGCAGAACAGGCAGGTTTGTTGCCTAGTAATTAGGTCCAACATTGGACTTAACAATTAAGTGATCTTAGTATAGGGATGGTGATTATGAAGATACGTAGAGTAAACCCAGTAGCAAAGGCAGTAGCTCGTAATCGCCCCCGTACTCAGGTTATACCTAACAAAAAAGGTAAAGGTTCATATAACAGAAAGAAAGGACGAGAGGATGCAGTCTCAGTCACAATATCAAAAGATGCGTATAACAAAATTAACAACACCGAAACCTAAACGTGACGATTGGAAACGCGAGAGGCGTAAGTTACGTAGAGCAAAACAACAAACACAACAGATTGGACAGTAACATGATGAACACATATGGACACGCAGAGTTTGACATAGACTATGTAACAACAGAGCGATCAGACAAACACAAGTATGTCATTCGTACTGACACAGATGAATGTATTGGTATGGTCAACAGTACCTACACTGGTACGTCACATCCAGATTACTTTGGTAAGATGCGTGAGCAGTGGATGAACACACTGCAACCTGAGAAGTATGACATCAAGACTAGGACAGCAGGTAATGGGGCATGGGCATTGGAAACAGTTACCTTCCCTGACCTCAAAGGTGTGGTTGAAACTAAGAAGCATAAGACAGAGACAGCTATGCAGTTGAACTACTGGCACAGTATCAATGGCAGTACGTCTAACAACTTTGTAGGTGGGCTGATAGATTTCTTCTGTACGAATGGTATGGTAACAGGTGACTACTCTGTGTTGAAGAAAAGAAACACAAAGAACTTTGACCTGTCTACCTTTGCTGATAAGGCAGGTGGTATGATTGCAGGATACAGTGAGCATAACGCATGGTGTCAGAGACTGGCTGAGAAGGAAGTAGGTGTAGTTTCTGTAGGTATGATGATTGATTCACTAATGCCTTATCGTAAAGCTACAAAGATGATGCAATCAATACACAAGGAGATAGAGGTTAGAGGCTGTAACATGTGGGCTGTGTACTCAGCTATGACACAGTACGCTACTCACAGTGACAGGTTTGAGTTTCGTAAGACCAACAATGATACTCAGGTACAGCGTCAGTTTAACCGCAACCTAGAGGTAGCTAAGTGGGTAGAACACCCATCATTTTTAGAGATGGCTGCCTGATATGTTGGATGGTGATAAAGAAAACTTACTTAGCTGGTGGTACAGCCTACCTGATAACTGGGCAGGTTCATACAAAGAGGATGACAGAGGTGTGGTCACACTCACAGTATTTAAAAAACCATCAGCAGATAGTACGAAAGAAAGTATAAACAATCAACTACAACGTGCTAGAGGTAGAGCACCTAAGAAAGAGTATGGAGGTTACGATGGACAAGATCCCACTAAGTATGGAGATTGGCAACACAATGGTAGATGTACAGATTTTTAAGGCAGTACATTTATGATAGGTGAAAGTATACTAGCAGTAGGTGCTACGATTACGTGCCTTGCCCAGAACATTTACTTTGAGGCACGTGATCAACCTACAGTGGGACAGATGGCAGTAGCCTATGTCGTACTGAACAGGGTGCACCATCCTGCATGGCCTGATACAGTGTGTGATGTCATACGTGAAGGGCCAACATACAGTTGGAAGCAGGACTATCCTATCAGGCATAGATGCCAGTTTAGTTGGTACTGTGATGGTAAGCCTGATATACCTAAAGACCAACGTGCATGGAACAGGGCAGTGTCTGTAGCAGAGGAGGTGTACTATTCATATGGTTTAACAATCAATGTAGTGGATGGTGCTACCTTCTATCATTCAGTGGACGTTAGTCCTGCATGGAATAGAGAGTACATTACAACAATAGAAGATCATATATTTTATAGATAGGAGATGATACATGGGAAAGTTTAGAAGAACACACGTTACTATTAAAGAAGAACAGATTGACAGGATTTTAAAGTTTTTAAATAGGTCTAACACTATGGTAAACTACATTCGTAATACCCACGATGTAAGATTGTCTGATGTACGTAGATTAGAAGAAGGTATGGATGAACTTGCAGACATGTTTCATTTGTACATACCAGACTATGATCATACAGGAGGTTATATAGAATCGTATGATAGAATTTATGTTAGAAAACCAGAGCAAGAAGAACTGGATATAGTAACATGAACTTATTTTTTATAGACAGATGTCCAATCAAATCAGCACAGCAACTGTGTGATAAGCATGTAGTCAAGATGGTGTTGGAGACTGCCCAGATGTGTAGCACTGCTATGCATGAGTGGGGTTTTGCACGACACCTAAAGCATGTATATAAATCTGCCTACAAGAACCATCCTATGACTGTGTGGGTTAGGGATAACGAACATAACTTTGCATGGGCCGTGAATCATGGCCTTGAGATAGGCCGAGAGTATACACGTAGGTATGGTAAGGTACACAAAAGTACCGCAGTACTAGCAGAGATGGATGATGGGTGGGTTAACGATGATTATAATGCACACACCACACCACCACAGTGTATGCCAGATGAGTTCAAGTGTGACGATTACGTAAAAGCATACCGTGCATACTACCGCAAAGATAAAGCACACATACTACAGTGGACAGGCAGACCTGTACCAGAATGGGTTGGAGCTTGACATGGAATGGGAAATAATATATTTATTAATGGGTCTTTTAATGGCTGTTACATTTTGAAAGGAGAATAGGATGGATAAGCCTTGGCATAAACAAAGAATACCTGATGCGTTCTTTAGAGATGAGATTGAACGTAGGTTCTGTGCGCTAACTTCTCATGTACAAGAGGAAATAAAGTCTAGGTTTACTAGACCATACTCACTTAACATAATAGAGTTCGGTGAGCAGCTAGATCGTGTTCTCTTAGAGGAAGACATTGAAACATTTACAAACTGGAAGGGAGGCTGAGACATGCCTAGATATGAAGTGTGCGTACTGGTAGAGCTACCTCACAATGAGGAGGTAGATGAGCTAGAGTACATGGTAGATGTGTCACACAATATGGTGGAGACACTACAATTAGATACCATACCTAAGTTAGTACACTATGCACTTGACCATGCACGTGAAGATTATCCACACTCACGAGTGGAATTAGAATTTATAAAGGAGATACAATATGTTCACTAATAAACTTACTAAGATACTATATATGGTAGTGCTAATGGTAGTGCTACCTCTCACTGCATATGCACAGAACCCTGCACCATGTAGAGACAGGGAACAGGTGATTAAATTTTTAGAGGGTGCACATGGAGAGGAGCTTATCTTTAGAGGTATATCCGGGCGTGGTCACATCACCCTGATACATTACAACAGCAAGACAGGCACATGGACTGCTAGTATTATCAGACCACAGAACCCCACAATGATGTGTGGTGTGGATGTAGGTAGTACAGGTGAGCTTATTGCCAATGGTGATGGTAGTACACTACAGAAAAAGAAGAAGACATGGTAGAGGATAGGGCATACAGTAATAGTATCTTTGAGATGGTATGGAATGCAGCCCATCACGATCCTGATTATGGTGAGCAACATGCATCAGTGGTTGCATCCATGCACAAGATACCTATAACTACGCTTATGAAAGTAGTGCGACATGCACAACGTACACCTAAGTCTGTAGAGTGGAACAGAGTCAGTGGTAACTTTACTTAATAAAGGATATACATTATGTTAGATGACCATGAAGGAACAAGAACAATAACTAAAACCCCATTGTACACATTCGACTGGTACATAAAATGGGTAGCAAGCATACTACTTACAGTAGGCATGGTGCTTACTGCTAATAATATCTTTCCTGTCAACCTAATCTTTCATGCAATTGGTATTGCAGGATGGTTATGGGTGGGGTTGTTATGGAATGATAGGGCGTTGATCTTTATCAACACATTTTCTTTAGCTATACTCACTAGTAGTTTAGTTAAGATATACATACTTTAAAGGAGGTAATCTATGAAGACAACTATATTAACACTATTACTAACATATCTTGTTGCATCTACATCAATGGGTTTAGCAGCAGATCGTAAGCAAATAAGAGTAGTGGGTTCATCTACAGTGTATCCATTTGCAACTACAGTTGCTGAGAACTTTGGTAAGCAAACTAAATATAAGACTCCTGTTATTGAAAGCACTGGATCTGGAGGAGGAATGAAGATATTCTGTTCTGGTATGGATCTAAGGTATGCTGATGTAACGAATGCATCTAGGCGTATAAAAAAGAAAGAGTATGATAAGTGCATTAGTAATGGCGTTAGAAATATACTAGAAGTAAAGGTTGGGTATGATGGTATAGTTCTAGCTAACAGTAAAAAAGCTAAGAAATTTAGTATGTCTTTGAGGGATGTCTTTCTTGCACTAGCAAAGGACATACCTACAGAGGATGGTAAGACTATACCCAATCCATATACAACATGGAAGCAAATAAATCCTATGTTACCTGCTACAAAGATAGAAGTAATAGGCCCACCACCAACGTCAGGAACACGAGATGCTTTCGTTGAGTTGGCTATGGAAGGTGGTTGTAAAACATTCAAGTGGGTTAAGGCAATGAAGAAGACAGATAAGAAAGCCTACAAGTCTTTGTGTCATACCATACGAGAGGATGGTGTGTACATAGAAGCAGGAGAGAATGACAACATGATTGTTCATAAACTTGTAGTAAGTAAGAATATACTAGGTATCTTTGGCTTTAGTTTTCTTGACACAAATCAAGACAAAATACAAGGTAGTATAATTCAAGGCAACAAACCTACCTTTGATAACATTTCTACTGGCAAGTACCCTGTATCAAGACCCTTGTACTTCTACGTTAAAAAGAATAACATGGGTATCATTGGAGGACTACGAGAGTATGTAGAAATGTTTACCTCTGACAAAGCATCTGGTCCTGAAGGGTATCTCACTGATAAAGGACTGATACCTTTAGGTGATGTTGAACGTAGCAAAAGAAGTAAAGCTATTAAAACATTAGAAAACTTGGTAATGTAATAAATACTAGGAGGAATAACAATGAGAGCGATACCACTAAAGAAGTTGGTCAAGCTATACTTACAGTCATCTGAGTTTAATCGCTTACGTGATCAAACAAAGTTAGACTATACTAGGTTCTTAAAGATATTGACAGACACGTTAGGTGAAACAACTGCATCTGTCGTATCAGGTAAGGACGCAAGGATGGCGTATGAAGAATGGGTTACACGAGGCATACACCTAGCTAATCATGTGGCAGCAGTAGCTGGCATTGTGTACAGGCATGGTCAGGACATGGAGTATGTTAAGAATAATCCATTCACGCTAGTAAGGAAGCTATCACCTACTGCACGTAACACAGTATGGACACAGGATCAGGTGCGTCAGTTTCTTGATGTAGCCTATGGTGACTTTGTGTATCGTAATGTAGGACTGATAGTGCAGATGGCCTATGAGTGGTGTCAACGTGTAGGTGACATGCGTATGTTGATATGGGATAGTATTGACTTCAATACACGTAGACTAAAACTGTTACAGTCTAAGCGTGGTGCAGAGGTACAGCTACCCATATCAGATGCGTTACTTGATATGCTTACAGAACAACGACAGGACTTTGACTTCCAGAAATATGTAGCACCTATGCCTACACCTTATGGTGGTGAATACAAACCATTCTCAATGGAACGATTGTCCAAGATAGGTAGAAAGATAATGCGACAGGCTAAACTACCAGATGAATTACGCTTGATGGATCTGCGAAGAACTGGTACAACTGAAATGGTAGAGGCAGGTGTGCCATTGCCACAGATTATGTCAGTGACAGGTCATGCTAATCCACAGTCGGTGAAGCCTTACATAAAGAATACTTATCTTAGTGCTAACAGTGCGCTGACTGCACGACAACAGTTTAAGGAGGATTGATATGACAGAATATACAAAACAGTACTATGCAAACAATAAAGAAAAGATACTTAAAGTTAACAAATTATATTATCAAAATAATAAAGAAAAAGTATTGGAGTCAGCCAAAGAGTATCGATTAAAAAATAAAGACAAGATACGTGTGCAAAAGCACGAATATCGTAAGGAAATTCAAAACGTTAATAAGCACTCAGATATACGTACAGCATTTTTAACAAGAAGAATAAGTGCAATGAAAAGTAGGCATGACTCTGTGACATTAACACCTGAAGAACTACTAGAATTAATACCTAAAGATTTAAAGTGTCCTGTATTTGGAACTAAGTTCACATTCGGTATGCAATCTACCTCGTTAGATAAACAAAGGGCTATGACTGTAGATAGAATAGATAATAGTAAAGGCTATCATAAAGATAACGTGGTAATTATTTCTTTTAAAGCTAATGCTATGAAAAGTTCAGCCACACTTAAGGAGCTATACCAAGTTGCAGATTTTTATTATAAACTAGAAAAAAGGAGTGCGTAGTATGAAAGAGAGATATGTAGCAGCAGGTTTAGAGTATATTGCAGAAGATGTACATTTGTACCTAGCCTTGCACGATGGTTTTAAAACTAAGTTACAAGCTGAAAGAATAGTAGATCGTTTATACGATGATGATCAAGTTCTAGAATGTAAAATATTTAGTGTATCTGAACTACAAGAAGGACGCGAGGATGGTAACACAATAAAATCTGAAGATATAGTATATCGTAGTGTAATCTAATGCTTGAATATCTCACAGGCTTAGACATCACTGATGGTAGTTCTGTACGTATGGATTGTCCTGAATGCAAAGGACGTAGGACATTCACTGTGTCCAATCTAAATGGACAGCTACTGTGGAACTGTTACAAGGCAGGATGTAGTATCAGTGGTGCTAACAGGGTAAGCATGTCTGCCACTGCTATACAGGACAAGCTAAACAAAATAGTAAAGGTAAAGGACACTAGCTTTGACATGCCCATGTATGTAGTGCCAGTGCCTGTACCTACTGATGCCCCTGTCTATGAGTATGCAAGTGAGTGGGGTCTTAATGTAGCAGAGCATGGTCTGATGTATGATATACGTGAGCATCGTGTTGTGTTTCCTGTAGTACATAATGGTATTACAGTTGACGCTACAGGCAGGGCATTGGGTAAGAGGATACCTAAGTGGAAGCGATATGGAAATAGTGGGTTGCCTTACGTACATGGTTGTGGTAAGGTAGCTGTTGTTGTAGAGGATTGCGTTAGTGCAGCAGTTGTTGGAGGAGATCGACATACAGGGGTAGCTTTAATGGGAACCTCCATGTCCAACGAACAGAGGCAATACCTAGCGCAGTTCTCTACAGCAGTAGTAGCATTAGATCCTGATGCATCAAAGAAAACTTTAGCAATAGCAAAGGAGTTACGAAGTGTAGTTAATAATGTAAAAGTCCTACGTCTACAGGACGATATAAAGTATAGACACAAGAAAGATATGGACGCTCTTAATGAACTATGAAAGGATGAGCTATGGAACTTTCACTTATACGAAGCCTTATGGAGAAGCAATTCTACGAGGAACACAGGGGTTCACGTTGCCCTATGAAACTATTCAGCAAGGACATACAGAAAGTTAAACGTGTAATAGATAAAGCAATGGATGACTATGATCGCAGTGTCTCACCAGATGAAGTTGAGGCACTTTTTTTATCAGACAATCCAACACTGACTACAGCACAGAAGCAACAGTACTCTGCTTTGTTTGGTCAGATTAAAACACAACAGCCTATGGGTAAGGACATAGCACAAGAGGTACTGTCTAAGTTATTTCAGCAGGTGATTGGTGAAGAGGTTGCTAACTTAGGTTTCGACTTTGTTAATGGATCACTCAAAAGTCTACAGCCACTACGCAATCTGCTTGAGGTACATGGTGATGACTTCATACCTAAGTTACAGGTACAATGGGAAGACATGAACATGGACAGGATACTTGATGAGGGTGACTTACAAAGCAAGTGGACCTTCAACATACCTAGCCTTGCACGTAAGGTTCCGGGTGTGAATGCAGGTCAGCTTATTGAGATAGGTGCTAGGTCTAACACAGGTAAGACTAGCTTCCATGCCAGCTTGGTTATGGGGCCAGATGGTTTCGCAGATCAGGGTGCTAAAGTTATTGTGCTCTGTAATGAAGAAACACCTACTCGTGTAGGCCACAGGTATCTGACATGTGCGGTAGGTACAGACTCAGTAGGCATACGTAAGGACAAGGCTAGGCATCTAGCTACATACAGATCCAAGTCTCGTCACCTCAAGTTCAAGGATAGCACAGAGAAAGACATGGCATGGGTGGAGTCAGTATGTAAATACTACAAGCCTGACATCATCATGCTGGATATGGGTGACAAGTTTACATCCACAGCTAACTCTGCCAGTATACATGAAGTACTTAAACAGAATGTCATGTACGCTAGACAGATAGCAAAGCAACAGGAGTGTGCTGTGTTCTATATGTCACAGTTATCTGCTGAAGCTGAAGGTAGAGTAGTACTCAATCAATCTATGATGGAAGGTTCTAAGACAGGCAAGGCAGCTGAAGCTGACCTCATGCTCCTGATTGCAAGGAACCCACCAACAGAGAACCAGACTGAGGAAGACACACAGAGACATATTAACATTGCAAAAAACAAGTTGACAGGTTGGCATGGTATGGTAACTTGTGAGTTTGATTATAAGACAGCATTGTTTTCAGCATAAGGAGGTTAAACATGGTTAATATATTCACACCTAAGAAGGATGCAGATGAGCAGATCTTCTTTCCATTTGGTCCTGTTATGGGCTACAAGAAACTAAGTCCTGAGTTTGTAAAGAACATGAATAGTTTCTATGAAGAGGAACCTGATCTACAAGACTATTCAGATAACTTAGTAGGTAAGGTAGGTCAGGAGCTACACTTCAGTGAAGCAATGAGAGATCTGTTCTTGAATGAAGTCAAAGACTTTATAGGTAGGTACAATCAGACAGCTACTATAAGAAACTCATATGGTAGAAACAGATTGAATACAGATAACTTTGAGTACAGTATGCAGTTCGTATCTGGTTGGTTAGTCAGGCAGTTTGAACATGAGTACAATCCAGTACACCTACATACAGGATGTCGTATGTCCTGTGTTGGGTATCTGAAACTACCTGAAGGTATCGAGAAAGAATGGGAAGAGGACTACAAAGATCATCATCCTTCTCATGGACACATACAGTTTATATCTGGTAGTGCAGGTAGCTACAGTGCTACAAACTTTATGGTAAGACCACAGGTGGGAGACTTCTATGTATTTCCTAGTGAGTTGTTCCATTGTGTGTATCCTTTCTATACTAAAGGTGAGCGAAGATCGTTTAGTTCTAACTTTAACTTTGTAGAAATTCCTAAAGGAGAGAAAAGTGAAACTGACTCTTGATGTAGAAAACACAGTAATCAAACGTGAAGGTAAGCTACAGCTAGATCCTTTCGAGCCAGAGAACACACTTGTTATGGTGGGTATGCTCGATGATCAAGGCAATGAAGACATCGTTACGTTTGATCACAGTGAAGTAGAGGCTACTCCTAATGGTCATGCTATTGTACAGAGCAAGCTAGATCAGGCTACTGTACTGATTGGTCACAACATAGGCCATGACTTAGTGTGGCTATGGGAGTCAGGCTTTACCTACAGAGGTCCAGTGTTTGACACAATGATGATGGAGTATCTGATACTACGTGGTATCAAACAACCTCTGTCATTAGAAGCATGTGCTCAACGCTACGATCTAGACACTAAGAAACAGGACACACTCAAGGCTTATCTCAAGCAAGGTGTATCAGTACGTGATGTACCACATGCTGAGTTAGCTGAGTATCTAAGTGCTGACCTACATGCAACACAACAACTGGCACATGAATTGCGTATCAAGCTAGTAGGTACAGAGGCTAGTGGTATGCATAATGTAGTGCAACTAACTAATCAGATGGTTATTGCATTAGCTAAGATCTACACGAGAGGTTTTAACGTAGACATTACGGCACTTGAAGGTGTACGTATTGCATTTGAGGAAGAAAGAAAGGAGGTACTGTCATACTTAGAAACTAAAGTAAGGGAATTAATGGGAGATGTACCATTAAACTTAAGCAGTCCAGAGCAATTATCCACTCTGATATACAGTCGCAAGCCTGTAGATAAATCCATTTGGATTAATAAGTTTGATCCGTACATGGGGCAGACTGCTTTCAAACAACTGGTCAGGGAAGAAACTGACATAGTGTACAAGTCATATGTAAAGCGGTGTGCTGATTGTTATGGGTCAGGTAAAATAAGAAAGGAGAAAAAGGATGGGACACCATACGCCAAAATGTCAAAGTGTAACTCGTGTGATGGCAATGGGTATCATGTTCTGCCTACTAGTATTGTTGGTGGTTTAAAGTTTAATGCTCCCAATGCTAAGTGGGCTACAGCTAATGGGTTCTCTACTAACAGAAAGAACTTAGAGCTACTAGCAAACTCAGCAAGAACTAAAGGCATGACTGATGCATTAGAGTTTCTTGAGAAGGTACAAAGGCTATCTGCATTGGATACTTATCTATCCTCATTCGTTGGTGGGATAGCTAACAATGTGAAAGCTGATGGTAAGTTACACGTAAGACTTAACCAACACATGACATCTACTGGTAGGCTAAGTGGGAAAGAGCCTAACATGCAGAACATGCCACGTGGAGGTACGTTCCCGGTCAAGCGTGTATTCGTATCGAGGTTCAATGGAGGCAAGATACTTGAAGCTGACTTTGCACAGCTAGAGTTTCGCGTAGCTGCGTACCTATCTCAAGATCCTGTAGCTATCAGAGAAGTAACAGATGGTTTTGATGTGCATTCCTACACAGCCAAGATCATTACAGATGCTGGGCAGGTTATGTCCAGACAAGATGCCAAAGCCCATACCTTTGCTCCTCTATATGGGGCTAGTGGATATGGTAGATCTAAAGCAGAGGCTACCTACTACACCCACTTCAATGAGAAGTACAAGGGTATTGCTAACTGGCACAACACTCTTGCCAAAGAAGCACTTAACACAGGCAAGATTACAACACCATCAGGTAGGGAGTTTTCTTTTCCTGATGTACAAAGAAATGCACGTGGTAGGATCAGTTACTTTACACAGATCAAGAACTATCCTGTGCAATCATTTGCTACAGCAGACATTGTGCCTGTAGCATTAATATGGATAGAGACTTTATTGAAAGGTAAAAAGTCCTGTGTTGTCAATACAGTACATGATAGTATTGTCATTGACGTACATCCAGAAGAAGAAGAACAAGTCTTAATAGCTATCGAAGATTGTAATACTAATTTAGATACATGTATTAAACAACATCTAGGTGTTGATATTAATGTACCTTTATTATTAGAATCTAAAATAGGAAATAATTGGCTTGACATTAAGGACGTTGCGTAGTATAACTATGCTCTTTTGAAAAACTATGTGAGGAGAAAAACACATGTCAATAACAACTGTAGATACAAACAACTATGACGAAATGGCTAAAGCAATGGGCATCACAGCAGATGCTGGTAGCAAGAGTAAGCAGACTAGCAATCTAGCTAGACTACGTATTGCTCATTCAGCTATTATGGGTGAAACTGAACTGAAAGGTAAGAAGGTAAATATGGAAGTGGTGTCAGGTGGACACTTCAAGTTAGAAGTACCAGACAGTAGCACTGTGTACGCACCACAGATTAAGATACGTACATTCTTACAACGCTTTATGTACAAGCGTTTCATTAAAGGTTCAGGCAATGTGCCTAATCGTTTTGTCAAGACTGTCATGGGTGAGTCCTTGTATGTCGATCTCAAAGACAACGATGGTGGGTTCAACTGTGGTAAGCCTAGTGGTTGGATCAAAGACTTCAAGGCACTGCCAACTGCACAACAGGATCTTATCAGACAGATCAAGCGCACACGTGTTGTGTTTGGTTTAGCTGATCTAGTTGATCCTATAGATGAGTCAGGTGCAGAAACTAAGGTAGGCACTACACCTTTCATATGGGAGATAGATAATCGTGATGCCTTTAAGATACTAGGTGACACATACAACTCCTTTAATAAGCAGAGATTACTACCTATCTCACATGTGCTTACTATTGGCACAGAAGAAAAGCCATTGCCTAATGGTAGTAGCTTCTATATTCCTGAAGTATCTGTTGATATGGACAACACGATTGCCCTGACATCAGATGATCAGTCTACGTTTGCTGATTTCATGGAGTGGGTAGATAGTTACAATGAGTACATTGCTACTGCATGGAATGATAAATCCAAGCGTAAGATGTCTGCTGAAGATACAGACTTAGTGAATGAGTTTGTTGACCTTGAAGATGAAGCAGTAGTGTAATGAATCATCCTGCTGAACTGGCACTAGCGCAGTACATGACAGATGCAGCCAATGGTAAAGCTGTGTTATCTGAAGATACAATAGAACGTATTGGTAAGGATGTCATGGACGCACTAGCTCGTCAGTTTGGTGGGGGCAATAAGCGTGGTGAGTTCGGCTTGAGGATGTCTAATATAGGCAGACCCTCTTGCCAACTCTGGTTTCAAAAGAACCAACCTGAGAAAGCACAGCCCCTACCCAGTAACTTTGTAATGAACATGATGTTAGGAGATATAGTAGAGGCAGTATTCAAAGGATTATTAACAGAAGCAAAGGTAGAGTATGGTGATGCTGATACAGTAGAGCTAGACTTACCTGAACAAGACACTAAGATCAAAGGTACTTATGATATAGAGATTGATGGTGCTGTAGATGATATTAAATCTGCATCTGATTGGTCCTACAGAAATAAGTTCAAAGACTTTGCTACGTTAAAAGCACATGACTCGTTTGGTTATGTAGGTCAGCTTGCAGGATATGCTACAGCGTCAGGTCTTAAACCCGGTGGTTGGTGGGTAGTTAATAAAGCAAATGGTAGCTTTAAATATGTACCAGCTAAAGGCATTGACATGATGGAAGAAATGTACCATATTAACAAGACAGTCAAGACTGTTAATAAGAATGAGTTCAAGAGATGTTTTGATGCAGTAGATGAAGTCTTTAATGGTAAACCAACAGGAAATAAAATATTAGATACTGAGTGTAGCTGGTGTTCTTTCCGCAAAACCTGTTGGCCTGAGTTGAAAGAACTGCCAGCATTGAAGTCACGTGCAAAGGAACCTAAGATAGTTTCTTACGTGCATATAGAGAAGGAGAGTAGAGCATGACTGATTTTCCTGAAGCAAGTTATCTTGAGGCAAATCCAGACGTTAAAGAAGCTGTAGAGAATGGACAGTTTCGTAATGGTAAGCATCACTACGATGCATATGGTAAAGATGAAAACAGAAAGGGGTTAGAAGAATGGACACAGAGTTAACAGAATTAGAAAATGCAATCAGAGAAGCTGAATCACAGCTATCTGAAATGAAACGTGAGTACAAAGAGAAGCGTACTGCTTCCTTACGTGCTGCATTAGAGGCTAGGAAAGACATAGACTCTACGATACGTGAGGAGCTAAAGACATTAGGTTATAATATAAATAACACAGGCTCTGGTGCATTTTCATTCTGGCATGGTAGAGCTTACTAACACGTGATGAACTACACAAAGTTCTCTCATGCAAGGAAGTATGGGTACAGGTCAGGCTTAGAAAAGAAACTTGCAGATGAGCTTAAGGTTTTAAAAGTAAAGTTTTCATATGAAAGCCTTAAGATAGAGTGGGAAGATCTAGCCTACCGTACCTATACTCCTGATTTTGTACTGAATAATGGTATAATCATAGAGTCTAAGGGGATGTTTACTGCTGCGGATAGGCGTAAGCACCTAGCAATTAAGAGACAACATCCTAAGTTGGATATAAGATTTGTCTTTGAAAACAGTAGAAGAAAGCTACGTAAAGGAGCGAAGAGTACGTATGGAGAGTGGTGTTATAAGTATGGCTTACTGTATAGTAACAGAGTCATACCTGAAGAATGGGTAAAAGAAAAAGGCAAGAACAAACACAAGAAGTTTATAGCCTTTACAGGAACTAAGAGGAGAATTGTATGACAGAAGAATTGATACCTGAGTTTGATCCTAATGATTTTGCAATACGATTGCGTCCTCATATGGTAGATGGCAAATGGAATGGTGATGTAGATATATGTATAATGTGGGATGACAAACACAAACTTACAGGAGAAGACTTTACAAAGCTGATGCATTTGACTAAAATGATTTGTGCTTCTGTACCTATGATGGAGTACGATGAAGCACTAAGAAGTGACATAAGTAATTATGTAATAGACTACGAGAATGATACGTTACCAAAGACACATATAACTGAGCCTGTTCAGGCAGAAGTAACTAGTGTAGATGGTAATGTAATACACCTAACATTTAATACTAAGACGAAAGGATCAGCATAATGGATACACTTACAATGGGCAATGAGACTATTACAATTAAAGATACCAGTGGGCCATTTTCATTCTCATCTTTTGATATGGTAAATCATCCACCACACTATAATCAAAATGGGGTAGAGTGCATTGACGCTATCAGTGCTGCTACAGGTAATAACTTTAAGTACTACCTACAAGGTAACATAATGAAATACTTATGGAGGTTTGATTACAAAGGTAAAGCTGTAGAAGATCTCAATAAAGCTAAGTGGTACTTAGATAAGCTAATAGAAGAGACTGAGAAGAATGAAGTGAGTGATTTAGCGGAATCATTTACATGAAAGTAAAAGTATTTATAACCTTAGACATTGACAAGGAGGAGTATCCTATGCCCTCTGATGGAGATGTTGCATCTGAAATAGATGATGGCTTACGTGACTACATCCATGATGTAGGAGGTTTAGAGGTATCATCATTAAAAATTACTATGGAGAGATAGACATGCACACAAATAACTATTTAAGTTCTGACTACCAAAATTTTATTGCACTATCACGTTATGCCAGATGGAGAGAAGGTGATCAGAGGCGTGAAGGTTGGTTTGAGACAGTGGAGAGATACTTTAACTATCTTGAGGACTATGTACGAGAGAATTATGGCTATATGATGCCTGATGATATACACAAGAAACTATCTAGTGCAGTACAGGACTTAAATGTTATGCCAAGTATGAGAGCGTTGATGACAGCAGGTGCACCATTGGATATATGCCACGTGCCTAGCTACAACTGTTCATATATGACAGTAGATACGCCAAGAGTATTTGATGAATGCATGTACATACTTATGTGTGGTACAGGTGTTGGCTTCTCTGTTGAGAAAAAGTACACAGAGAAACTACCCTTTGTTAATGAAGAACTCCACCACTCAGATACAGTAATTAAAGTAAGAGACTCACGTGTTGGTTGGGCAAAGTCTCTCAAAGAATTACTAGCTATGCTATACTCTGGTCAGATACCTACATGGGATGTCAGTGAGGTACGTCCTGCTGGTGCTAGGTTAAAGACATTTGGCGGTAGGGCATCTGGTCCTGCACCACTAGAGGATCTGTTTAACTTCTGCATTGAGAAGTTTAAAGGTGCAGTAGGACGTAGACTAACACCACTAGAATGCCATGACATTATGTGTAAGATAGGTGAGGTAGTAGTTGTAGGTGGTGTAAGACGTAGTGCATTGATCAGCCTGTCAGACATTGATGATGACCAGATGCGTCATGCTAAGTCAGGAGATTGGTGGAACAATGAAGGACAGAGAGCACTAGCTAACAACAGCGTAGCCTATGGTAATAAGCCTGATATGGGAACATTCATGCGAGAGTGGACAGCATTGTACGAAAGTCAGTCAGGTGAACGTGGTATATTCAACAGGCAGTCAGCACTGAAGCAAGCATCTAAAACTGGCAGAAGAAATGCTGATCATGTCTTTGGTTGTAACCCATGTTCTGAGATTATACTAAGACCATTTCAGTTCTGTAACCTGTCAGAAGTAGTCGCACGTAATACTGATACACTTAAAACACTTAAGGAGAAAGTAAAGTTAGCTACTATACTAGGTACATTACAATCTACACTTACTGATTTTAGATATCTACGTAAGATATGGAAGATTAACACAGAAGAAGAGAGATTGTTGGGTGTATCTCTTACAGGTATCATGGACTGCCCAATATTA